GGTAATGTTTTCATCACCTCAATACAATCACCTTGTAATATTTTTCCTGTTTCTAACATATTTTTTTATTTAATATAAGCAATTTTATTCTTAATAACAATCTCATTATCGGTTTCAAAAATAATTTGTCCCGAATAAGTTGTTATATTATCGTGATTCACGTAAGGTTTTATTGCAGTTCTAGTTGGTAATTGAATGTCAAATTTTCTAACATTAATCATCACCTCTTTATCTTCTGAAGTTATATAAAACCCGTTATTTCCTCCAGCCGCAACAACAATATAAATCATTATTCAACAATTACTTTATCATTTTCAATAATTATTCTTTGAGCTTCACAACCGATTTGAACTTTAACCCCAATTTCAGGTAAATCTTCAATGTGTCCTTGTACAGGACAATTAAAATTAACATCGTTAACCAATAGTACTGAACCGTCTATTGTTAACTTCCAAGGCTTTTCACCTGTTCTGTGTTTACTATTGTAACGTAACCTGATTTGCATTTTTAATATTTTCTATCCTTCTTTGAAGATACCATAAAGCTTTATTCAGGTCTTGTAATTCTTTGTCTATTTCTTTTTTACCTGCTCTTGAAATATACTTAACTGTATTTCCAAGATGAAAATCTAACTCCCAAGCCTCGATTACTTTAATAACCTCATAAGGATTTTTTTCCCCTCCGTAATGTTGTGGATGATTAACTTGTTCTGTCATCATTTAAACCCTTTTAATTAGAAAATAATCTTTAGCAAACATAGATTCTTCAATTACATTTTCTTCTATAAGTTGTTTGAGTGTGGTTCTTGTTTCTTCTTCTGAAACTCTCAAAATATATTGTGAAATATAACTGATGTGAATAGGTTGTCTCAATTTAGACAATAATGTTTTAGTTGTTTTAGTATTCATTTGTTTAATTAATTATTTTCAAAATTTCTTTATCAGTTTTACCCGAGGTATGCAATTCATAAACATCAAAACTTTTTGTGTCTTCAAAAAAAAGAGAGTTACTTTTACCATAATATTCGATTAACTTTTCATTCTGAAGTGCTATCAGACTTTTTTCAAAATTAATAAATCGTTTATTGAATCCCATAACACAAATATAATGTTTTATATTTTAGAATCAAAGTTTTTTGTTTTATTTATATTAACAATTTGAAAAATATATGACATCAGTTTTCGTTTCATTATTGGAACGATGGCTTCATCCATAGGAAAGTCTTGGTTACAAACCATTTCAAAAACGGGAAGACCTTTATAATAATCTGTTTTGTTAAATTTAGAATATTCCTCGATTATTGAAACTAATGTGGTACTATCAGGAATGTTTTCATACATCTTAGTTATATGTGTTTGATTCACATCTTTTTCCCCTCTTTTTTTCTTAATCTCATATTCCCAAACATAAATTTTATTATCTAACTTTCTATAATAAAAAATATAGCCTGAACCCAAAGCTAAATGTTCTTTGTTCTTTTTAATTGATAGTTCAACACTATCAAAGACAATATTCCAAACAGACTTTGCAAGATTAAATGCATCAAATAATTTATCATTAGAGTATTTGATTGTTTTCTCCAACTCATACCCCTCCTCATCAGATAAATCTCTTGGTTTTTTTGGATATAAATCCTTTAACATGATTTCATCATCGTAGGAACCAAATTTTTTGTTGGTTAATAAAAGGGTATTTTCTTTGTCTAAGGATTGTAAGTTCGCCAAATGTAAAGATATTTCAACAAAATCAGGATAAATCTCAAACTTATCCAATCGTTCTTCACATTTTTGAATATAATCCAACAAAGTATATTTGTTGTATTCAAAATCCAAAGGTTCTTTTAACATCCACTCAGGATTTAGCTTAAACGCTAATTTCTTTCTTCTCCCCATACAACAATTATAAATAGATTTATAATTTAGTCAATTCTCATTACATAAAACCATGTGTCACCAACTTTATATTCTTCAGCAGTACCATCATATCTATTTAATGTTGCCCCATAACCATCTTCCTCATAGACAGCTTTAATAAATTCTCTTCTGTCAATAAAATTGTTTTTTTCAAGACCCCATTCATCCATAAACCCAACAATATCATTTGTTACATCCTTAACTCTATCATAGATAGCATCTTCGATTAAATCGTCAGGAAAATCTCCCTCAGGGTCTTCATTGGTATCTTCAATTTCAGTTTCCATTTCTTCAATAAGTTCGTTCAACTCATCAACCCGTTCTAACAACTCATCATCATCATCTTCACCACTCATACTATCTTCATATTGAGAAATTAGGTTATTAAATTTTTCTATTTTATCCTGTAAAATTGAAATCTTTTCAGTTTGGTCGTCAGACAAATCTCTTTGTGAATCATCAAAATATGACTCAGGACTATCACTAACATCATGACGATAGAATTCCTCGGCATAATCCTTAACCGCATCCTCGTCAATATAATTCTCAACAAATGATGCTCTAAAACCCTCAAACCCAATATCATCAAGTAATTGGTCAACAGATTCATAAGAACTTGATTCCATTTCATCCTCATCACCAACGGCATATCTACGGTCTTCTAAATCAGAAACACCAATAACTTCAAATTCTGTTGTATCATAAAAAGAACCAGTTGGGACAATATAATAAACATCAATTTTATTTTCCAATTCAGTTAACTCATCTTCCAAATTACTTATCTCATCCAACAAATCACCCCTAACATCTTCGTCATTGTCATATTCAGTTTGAAGTCGGTCTATCTCACTTTGGATTCTTGCAATTTCATTTCGGTCTTGGTTGGTCATTTCTTCAACATCACCTGCATCAACCAAAAAATTCAATAATGCGTGAGCCTTCAAACCAACATCAGGACAATCATCATCTAATGTCCATTCTCCATCTAACCTTCTTTCTTGAGCATCAGCCAATCTTTGATTTAAAATTTGTTGGATTCTTATACTTTCAAGTCGTGCTTTTTCTTTTTTAGCTAATTCCTTGTCCTTATATATTTTAATTTGTTCAGGATATTCTAAATTAAGGTATTCATTAACTGAAGATAATATTTCATTTAATTTATTGGTGTTAAAAATCCATCCGCTTTTAACCGTGGCATCCAAAGCATCATAATAAGTTTTATCCCCATCGAATTTTTGAAGAAGAGCAACCTTGTAGAATTTATCGTCACTCGGAGCATTTCGGTCCAAGATATAAAATAACTTACCATCTTCATTGTATCGTTTAAAATGGTTGTCACTATCAGTAGTTGTACACCATTTGGTCCCCTTACCATAATAACAAGATGAATCATGAGTTAACGGATTAACAACAAAAAATCTACCATCATCATAAACAACATTACCCCCATCAACTTTTTTTACAATTCGTCTTTGTCTATTCTCATAGTCAGATAAAGCCGTCAATAATTGTTCCAAATTCTTATATTTAAATAAATCCGTAATTGGAAGATTAGTTGATATCTTCTCAAATTTACTTAAAGCGTTAGATAACTTTGAAAGGTTTTCCTCGAAATTAACCATGTCCAGGTTCTTACCAACCCATTCCAAATATTTTTGTGGTACAGAACCAACAATTTTATCTACATTGTCTTTACCAAACTTCTGAGAATACTTGGCTTTGAAGTCATCAACTCTTCCTTCTTGTATTAATTTTAAAAAATCCATTATACTTTTAATTGATAAATATTCTTTTAATCTTATATTTCAACAAAGATAGTATTTATTATCAGGAAACAAATAAACAATTTTATGAATTCAGGTATCTATAAAATAACCAACACTACAAATAATAAGGTTTATATTGGTAGTAGTGTTAATATTTCAAGTCGTGAATATAAACATTTTTGGATGCTGAATAAAGGTATTCACGATAATGAATATTTACAAAAATCATATAAAAAATACGGTAAAGATATTTTTATATTTGAAATTGTTGAATATTGCGAACCAAATAAATTAATTGAAAAAGAAAATATGTTTATCTCATTACATGAATCTAATAACCTTGACAAAGGTTATAATTTAGCATTAGTTAATGACTTTAGACGAAACACTTACAATGATGAAGTTAAAGTTAAATTATCTAAATATAATTTAAATAAAAACGGGAACATTAATAAATATTCATTATCAAATATTGAAACAAAAGAAATATTAACTTTTGATAATTTAGTTGATGGTGCCAATTACTTAATTGAAAATGGATTTGCAAATGGTAATCCAAGAAACGTTAGAATGAAAATATCAAATTCATTAAGAGGTAAATTAGTAAATAACGGTTATAAGGGTTCCATAAGAAAAACTTGTTATAAACATGAATTTAAAATAATAAACTAAAATTAAAAAATAAAAATTATGTCAGGATGCGGATGCAAAAATAACGGAAATCAATCACAACAGCCATCACCTCAACAGGTTCAACAGGCTGCTGCTCAGAGACAACAAACTAACGAAAGCGTTAAATCGGCTATTAAAAGAACAGTTGAGAAGTATTACAACGTAAATAAAACTAGTAGGTAATTTAACGTATTTCGAAAAATTAGACGGGAACAATGAAAATTGTCCCTTTTTTTGTATTTATAACATATGTATATCAATGATTTAATAGAAAAATTTAATAATGGGGAATTCGATGTTGTGAGTTATTTTAACGACTATGAAACCTTTTTTAAAATATTAAAGAAAAGAGGATTAATGGACGAGATTGACCCTGAAGCTGGTGATTCTGAAGAATGGCAAAATGAATATCTAATTTGGTTATATTCCAACAACAAAGAAAAATTTGATATGTACATTGAAAAACTATTGGATGATGTTGAAATTATTGATGGTGTCCCGAATTTAATAATATCAACTCAAGGTGAATTAGCACAATTGTTTTGTGATAATGGTAGAAATGAAATGTCCGTTAATACAATAGAATCAATTTTAGATGGTGAATATGATAACGATTATTTTTATTATTATGATTTATCTGATGACATTTATGGTGCTGTTATTGAAGAATTAACAAAAGAAAATTTAAAAAGACTTAAGGAATATATTATTGAAACATTAAATGGTCAAAAAATAGTTGCCGAAA